CGAAAAACCAGCTTATAGAGTTCCCATCCAAACTCACCAGAACAAAGGTACACTTGCAAACACAACGCTTCAACCATATTTTGATACTCACTAAGAGTGAGATCTAAACGGCTATACGTCAACTTGAACAAGTACTTTCGGACATCCCTCTTTGGGAGAAACATCTTCAATTCTTCATCCCAGCGAGGAGTTGCAGACATGAACTCCAACTGGTTCGCAGGACATGGAGAGGTTAGCTCATGGTAAGCAAACCCCACATCCCGACTTATCACTTCACGCACACCCACAGCCACATACAACGGCTCAGCAGACGCCCACATATGATCATCCCCCATCACCATGAGGATAACAAAATCATAAAAGTCATCACGCCCCACAAGAACTAAATACGCATAAACATGCGCAATATGCAAGATAATCCCGTTATCATGCATAGTTCCGGGCTGACCCGAGATCTGACGAATCGTCAACCACGCCACAGTCCCATCACGAAACTTCACCAAGACATGGGTCATAATCCAAAGGTAAACGTCACAAAACAACTTCTTCTCCAACTGAGTCTCCAACGAGGCCATCCGGACTTGAAGCGCAAACATAATCATATGCCCTACGCCTTCATCAAAATGGCGCATATCTCCATGCACCACCCCCGGAGCCCCGCGACTCACCACGAAGTCATCAAACAACGCAACCAAATCGTTAAAACCACCATACTGCTCCACGTAACCAGCACCAACGCCCAGATCACCTTCATCCAGATTGAACTTCCTGTTCAACCTCTCATTAAAAGCACCAAACTGGCCCATCAGCACCTGCACAATTACAGGAGCGGCAATCACTGCCCTAGTTCGTTTCTCCACAACCTTCTGCCGAGGCAACAACTCATCTTTCAAATTGTAACCAAAAACTAGCAAAGGATCATCGTGCAACTCACGGACACCCCAAAAAGTCGAGGCAACCATCATCACCACATCATCTGGCAAATCTTTCTTCAATTTATACCCCATAGAGGAGAAGAAAGGGCCACACGAAGTCTCCTTATCTAGCCTACAGTAGGCTCCCCACATCGACCGCAAC